ATCCATCTTATCGTATTGCTTGATCTTATCCATACCTGCAGCGTCAACCAGTTTGGCCATGGCTCTAAAGTCCATGCCTTGTTTGTTGTTATAGGCCCATCTCTGAAGAAGACCTTCTTTTACGTCTTGTGTAAGGTTAGGGAATGAAGCATCAATCTCTTCTCTCCACCACATTTCATGATAACGTGAAACCTCGTCTGAATCAGAAAGCTTGTAACGATTCTTAAGGTCTTCAATCTTCTTCATGAAATAAGGTAGCTTGGCAGAAAAGTCTTGGTGCTTTCTCAGAACAAGAACCTGTGGAGGAATGATCGTGAATGTTTTACCAATGTGAGCATTAACGTCTTGTAGAATCTTTGTAAGCTCTTTAGCTGCTCCAGGACCAGACTCACCAGTAATGTTTCCGTTACCGTCAGTGTATTTAATTCCGTGGAACTGAATTACATCTTTATCGTAATTGATGACATTAGAGTTACCCGAAAAGATTAACTCCATATTCATGAAGTTCTTACCGCCGTCAAAGTATTTTTCTTGTGAATCTGACTTCAATTTGCCTAGGGCTGAAGCTAAATCATTAGCTGCCATAGTAAATGTCTTACGAACTCCCTCTGAAGGGTGATCAGCAAACATTGAAGTAACTCCACTAAGGTCCAATGGGTTTTTCAACTGACCTGCATTTCTTGCAAACATTGTAACGCCATCTTTAACTGTTGCAAAGATGTTTTGACCATCTGTTTTTTCAGTTGGATCTTCTTCGAAGTTCAATTCTCCCTTTAGACCTGCTTCAATCATGGCTTTAAAGTCGCCAAACGTTAGATCTTTGTCATCAAACGGATGTGACATGTGACCAGCAGCACCACCCTCTAAAACGAGGTCAGAGCCGGCCAAGCTTTGACCTGCTCTTTCAACGATGAATTGGTTATAAGTTAATAATTTCATTAGATTTTATCTTGAAATACTATTTTACCGGTAGCATCTTCAAGTGTGAAATGATAACCGGACGTTGGGTAACGCTTTTTAAGAGTTGTCCAGTTCGCTGGAACGGCGTCGGGAATGTTAATTACTTCCTGATGAATGACTGCTCCAACCTGGGCGCCTTTAGCGTGAACTACTAGTGTCACTGGGAAGGCAGCATCTTTCAATGATTTCTTAATCTTTGAGAAAGATACTTCTTCATTAACAAATGCTTCGTACAATTTTACGCGTTTCATAGTGACCATGGGTGATTTTTAGCAACAAACTTTTTACCGTGAATAAGGCCTAGAACATCTCTGTCCTTTTCACTGTGTTGTAATTTGAATGTATCGTGATCATATTTCCAATGAGCCTCTTTAGAACCTTTACGAAAACCGTATGTCATATCCTGCTTCTTGTCATAAGATACCATGTTATCAGGGTGAAGCTCCTTGTATGATTCAACAAATTTGTTGTACTCATAAGGAGTCATCTGATTATAGGTCATGAAAATACCTTCAGAGATGAACTGTTCATATAGTTTAACGTGTTTCATAGGGCTAATATAACCAAAAAAACCGACCCGGAAAAATCCGGGTCAGATTATTTTTATCCTTTAGCGATCTTTGCAAGCTCTTTAGCAACGTTCTTTGCTTCAGCGCCTTTTAGACCACCTTCTGTTTGAACAAGATTGAATAGCTCGTCTTCTGACATTGATTGAAGTTCAGACTCAGAGTGCTTACCTTTCTTTAGATCAACTAGAGACACATAAAGTTCCATTGCCTTTTGCTCGTCCTTAGCTGCCTCTTCGACCTTGTAAGTCTTACCATCGAATTCAAACTCTTCTTCGCCAGCTTCTTTAGCCTTTCTTACTGCGTCACCGAAAGCATTGCCTTCTTCAACTTCATCAGACTCGCGAACTGGAACAATACCTAGTTTGCTAGATGCTTTGCCAAGGTTGTTTTCAACTGCTTCAACGTTTTTAATGATATTCTGAATGGCCTTTCTCCAAGCTGCGTCGGTTGTTTCTTCAGCTAGATCATTTAGCTTTGCGTATAGATCTTCAATTAGACCGCCGACTTCGTCGTAAATATCTACTTCAGCTTCATATACTTTTGATTCTTTAATGTATTCTGCTAAGTCTTCGTCACACCATCCATAATCACAATCTGCTAATACAGTTTCAAGGTCTTTTCTCTTACCTTGCATTAAGATAACTGGGTGACCACCTGCTGGACCGTCCATTTGCTTGTTAATAATTTTAACATTATTCTTCTTTAAGAATTTTAAGAAGTCTTTATTGTCTGGATCCATTGCGTCCATTTCAACTTCTGCTTCGAATAATTGCTCATTCTCTTCATTGACTACTGCTTCAAAAGCTGGAACAAGATCTCTATCTCCATAAAGGTCGATCATGTACCACTTGCCGTCTCTTTCGTCATAAAGGTATGCATATTCTGCACCATTAGCGTCAGCGTCGTTGATATACTTCTTCAAATTCTTAACTGAACCCTTAAGAGGTGTCATAGAGTTTTTATCGTTATAGAACTTAATCTTATTGATGTCAGCCTCTAGACCTGAATTATCTCCCTTTGTGATAACTGCATCAACATCAGAACCAGATTTGTAACCTTTCTTAATAACTGGCAACATGTGTTCTGGGTAAGAATCGTAGTGAGTGTATACTGATGCAATCTCGCCTGACTTATAAATCTTACCGAATTGGCCTCTTGTACCTTCTTCAATGATTTGCTCTAGAGAGTTTAGGTTAACTGACTCGTTAAGATTGAATTTTGTGATAGCGTTAAGAAGCTTATCAGCCGCGTCATTTTCACCAATTTCTTTTAGGTAATCTACTGTGCCGTTAGCGATTGCATAACCGTCCCACTTAGCAGCGTTAGCGATGTCTGAATAAACTTGACCTTGGCCCTTTGCTCTCGATGCAGAACCGATTGCCTTTGACGTAACGATTTCTTGGTGAAAGTTAGCATCTTCCATTGCATCAGCGTAAACCCTAGCGATTGCATTTAGTTCTTTAACGCCTGACTTTTTCCAAGCATTGACTACTGAACTACGCTCTCTTTTGCCTTCGTTAACTTCTTCGGTTTCCTTTGCTTCCTCTGTCTCAGATTCTTTCAAAGTGATTGGGTATTTCTTACCGTTCCATTCGAACTCTTTTTTACCCTCTCTTTTTGCCTTTGAAGCAGCGAAAATGAAAGCTCTACCTTCAGCAATTCCAGCCTCTTCTTCGTTTAGATCGAATAGTTCGGCGGTGAAAGCCTCTAACTGATCTTCTGTAAGTTCAGAAGCTCTAGTTACGTTATATTTCTTCAGAAGCCCATTAAATGAAGCGGCCGCTTCACCTCTTGAAACTTCTTTTTGTTGGTTCTCGGCCTCTTCTCTAAGCTGTGTTTTTAGCGTAGAAAATGACTTGAAATTTTGAATACGTTCCATTTGCAAATGATTATGTATTTTTGTAGTATGTTATCTTAAGACTATATATCACCCTCAAAGGTTACCCTTTTAATTTCATATCTAAACTTTTCTTGTCTATAGATCTTTTGGCGGGCAATACCGTGTTTATATAGGTAGTTGTGATGGCCTTCGTATGTAATATCGTCAACGAAGTCAATGATATTTACAGCATCCTTTGATTCATGTTGTCTAAGGCCACGACCAATTGACTGTCTAATAATGATCTCGGATTTGAAAGACTCGGTGAAAAAGATGTTGTGAATCTTTTTAATTGAGATACCTGTCGAGAACGTTCCATAAGACGCGACGATGATAATGTCATCACCTTGTTCCATCTTCTTTTTATATTCTTCTCTAATATCCTTATCAGTTCCTCCATCAACATAGTAGACTGCCTTGTTACTTCTTCTACGAAGTTCTTCGTATAGTCTTTTACCGTGTTCAATTCTATGGAATAGCACAAGTGAGTTGTTTGGAATCTTAGCGATTACTTTACTAATAAAGTTTAATCTTCCAGGTGATTGTATAATGTAGTTTTGTTCAAGCTGAAATACGTCTTTATTTTCGTATCTGTTTGTTGACAATTCCATAAACGCCTTACGTGCTGTTTCTGGTGCGTAATTCATTTCAATTACTTTCACATTACACTTTGCAATATGACCTTCATCTTGTAAAAAAGCGGCCTTAACCTCAGTGATAAGAGGTCCAGTATGTGACATTAAGGTTAAACGATCTAGTGTGTTATCCTTTGGAATAGTACCTGATAAACCAAACCTATAGGTCGCGTTTTCACACTTCTGTAGAATGGTTTTGATTGAGGCTGATTTGGCCTTGTGCGTTTCATCGACAATCACACAATCAAACTGTTCAAAGAAGTCTTTTCCCTTTTTAACTAGCGATTGATATGTTCCTATAACAATGTTTCTAGAGTCTTTAATCTTTTGACCAGCATAAACTTGCTGAATCATCATTTGAATTCTATTCTCGTAATTGTATTCTCCAAAGTCCTCAGTTGCTTGAACAACCAGGGATACGTTAGGTACGATAAACAAAATCTTTTTTGCCTTTTGTTTCTCTAGCATATATGCAACTGCCATGAAAGAAATCATTGTCTTACCGGCTGATGTAGCAAGCTCAGATAGAGAGCGTCTGAATTTTAGAATGTTAAATGCGGCTTCTATTTGATAGTCCCTTGGAGTCATTTCTGATCTTTCAAAAAACTCAAGAGACCATTCTTCGAATCCTTCTGATGTTATGTCTCTGTCAAACAGCCGAGTAATGCCATTGATCTTAAGCTCATAGTTGTAGCTCTTACAGATCTTCATCACTTCTTGCCATAAACCGGAAGGAATCCACTTATCGTCTTTTACATACGAGATGTAACCGTCCCAAACACCCCTTTTAACTAGGGGGTTGAAACGCCAACCCTCGATTCGACGAGTCATCGATATGTTCAACTGCTCAAGTTCAAGATCAGTTGCCTGATCAATTCTTAAGAACTGAGCGTTGTCAGTTAAAGTTAGCTCCACTCATTGGTTGAGCATTTTTATTCTCGCAATTACAGACCGTTCAACTGTAATTTATTGCGAACGGCCCAACTCATATTGTCTAGAGTCTTAACCGATTCACGCATGAAATCCATCTGTGTTTCTAATAGGGATAGAATCATGCTCTCATCTGACATATCGGCTTTTAAGAACGATTCCCTTTGTTTGTCAGTGAGTTTATAATCATATTCGTAATACTTGATGAAAGACTCTTTATAAGTCTTTGACAGTTTACGTTCCTGTTCCTTGATCTTGATGTTCAGTTGTGCTATCTGTTCAATGATGATTTGGCGATAAGATGGAATTGTCACCATTGCATCATTTAAGTCATCAACATTCTTAAAGGCCTTTGCAAGCTCTCTAATCTTTGAAGTCCATTCTGATCGCTGATTTCCAAGGTACTGATCAACTTGTACTATTTTGTTTTTCTCTACTTGCATTGGTTACATTTAAAAAAGTTGACCTTTGTTGTTTTTCAACGGGGTCCATGGATTTGCAGTTAACTTCTTTTTCATCTTTGGCGTGCTAAATTCTAATCCTACCTCGCTAAATGAAATATCGATTTGATCGAAATCAATCAACGCTTTCATGTTTTTGCGACCATCGTGGTCTTCGTGAAACTGGTCAAGTTCCTTTTCCATCCAATCAAAACTAATCATACGTACAAGGCATCTAAACGTGAATCTGTAAAATACTGATTGATTTTGCTTAGAGGTGAGGTGTTCTTAATTTCAAAACACTTCTTAACCAGATCGTTTAAATCCTTTATACTATCTGAATATATATTCATTTTCGTATCGTCTAGGAATTTAGACCACATGAAAACCTGTTTACCCTTCTTTAGTTTCTCTAACATCTTCTTTTTACCCGTTTCGTCATTATCAAACATGTAACGGATTGTTGGAATCTCGTCTAGCTCGGTAGTTGAACGACCAGCCGTTGCAAGAGCAATCGAATTGCTCATAAACTTTGCGTCAAGAGGTCCTTCAAACACTGTTACTGGACGACCCATATCAGCGTACATTAGACCAAACAGAGTTGATAGTTTATTAACGGCAATGACATCATCTCCTTCAACTGGAAATGGACGATTCATTTCTTCATACAATTTTTCAAGATCATACGTCAAATACTTTGATCGTGCATTCTTGCCTAATTGACGACTTTGACAACTTAAGATTTTGCCGTCAGGTGTCTTGTTTAGAATCCACAATCTTTTGCCCATATCTGAAAAAAGAAAGTCATCGATGTGACGATGTAACAATCTTCCTCTTAGATAGAACCATGCAAAATCGCCAGGTTGAATAGATTTGGCCTTAAAGAAGGCCTTGAAATCCTGTACGGGTATTGCAAGTTTTATTGCATTATTATAAACCGAATGCTGAAGAGTTTGAATGTCTTTAACGTCAATCTTCTTTTCCCTAATGTATTCGATGATTTGAACTGTTTCATCAGTTGAACCTGCTCGTAAACCATGATCCTTTAAGAATGTATTCAGATCAGTGTGATGACTACAATTATAACAGTGAAACTGAAGAGTATCCCAAAAAAGATTACCTCTCTTTTTGGTATGATCCTCTGTGGAATCCCCACAATAAGGACATGCCAGGTTCAAACGACCTGACATTTCCTTAATCATTTGTTTGGGAGAGGCAGAGTGGTTTTCTACAACCACCTGCTTCACCAAACTTCTGATTTTTTGCTTTAAATCTTCTGATAAATTAGATGTCGAGGTCATTCAAGAATGATTCCAAGTCATCATCATCGCTCACCTTAGCAGTGCTTCCTGCTGGTTCTGAAGATACATTATCCAAGTCGAACGCAGCTTCTACTTCAGGAGTATATGCTTTCTTTGCAACGGGAGCTGATTTTGAAGTCACAGCTGTCATTGCTTCGCTTGGGTTAACGTATTGACCAAGTACTGAATTTACAAAGTCACGTGTTTGATCGTCCCATACTTTGTATTCATATACTTCTAGCTTTGGAGCCTTATCCAATTCAGTCTTGATGGATGCCATCGCTTCCTTGGTACGTTCAGCTGCTTTACCATCTACGATAACTGCAGATCGAGAAGAAGAGAACTTAGACTTATCATAGTTGTTGTACTCGCCTTGGCGTGTAATAATCAACTCGAAGTTCTTACCTTCAAACAAGTCAAATACTTGAGTTGACTCGCCGAATGAAGGCTTCAATTCCTCATCAATCTTTTCTTTGATCTTGTAACCAAATTTGAAGATCATGTATTGACCTTCTAGCTCAGGACGTTGTGGATCCTTGATGATTTTAATGAGCGAATAGTACTGCTCACGGCGCTTTAGCTTTTCAGACATCTTGCGATCAACGGCTGAGTCTGATTTGCGAAGGCGAAAGAATGCATCCTGAATTGGACACTTTTCACCGACTGATGCAGGTGAATCGATCAAACGACCAGTGCCAGAGGCGTCAGTCATCCAATGGACATACTTGCGAACCAGTGATTTACGTGGGTTTTCAGGGTTTGGTACGAAGCGAATAAGTGCTTTGTAAGTACCGTCTTTACCGTCATCTGCGGTAGGTTTGTAGATAACCTCTTCTCGTGTGTTTGAGGCTGTCTCGTGTGTGTCTACGTCTGAGACACTCAGATTAAAAATGTCAAAATCTGCCATGTTTCCTTTAAAAATTGTTAAACTTAAATTATCCCGTTAATGTGTCTTTTAGAGAAACTTTAACAATACTTATATCTACAAACCTAAGTTTGTTTCATAAGCATAGAAATTACTTACTCCCGTTTGTCTCGTGTACCGTACCGTCAGGTGCATGATATCCCGTGTCGCTAATCTTGACATAACCTGTCTTAGCTATGAAGGCTTCTGCTTCATCTTGTGTGATTAGCTTATAATTGAGCATGCTGTCGACTATGTATAGCAGACGAAAGAACTCTACGGAAGTTAGTGTTTTCATATTCTATATATCCCGCCCGTAGAGATTTGTTTACACCAAACTTATTATCTGATTATATTTAATGGTCTCTGAAACAATCGGGCCCAGGAAGCATAGAAGGATTGGTTCTAATCCTGGGTTGAAGGTTGCAACGACAGTAAATACATTAAGAGGAAGGCAGCGTCAACCAAGTCATCTAAAGGTTTCACTAGTTTTTTCTCATCACGAAAGGGTTGACAAAAAGAATGAAATTCAGAGGACTGAAAGGAGTCACTGTCAACAAATGCTTTCCACATCGCTTCTTTGTTCATGTTACCTTTGCCAGCAAACTTCTTGATTGCGGTTGGAGCAATAACGTCAAGGTCTTCAACGATTAAGGTTTCAATCAATTTACATTTAAGGATTGATGCAGCTGCTTGAAGATCCAGTAGTGAATTGGTACCAAATCTAGAAGTACCATAAGAAGCACCCTCAAAATAAATCCTGTAAGGTTTAGATGGATCAGTGTGCTCAATGATCATTGCCATTAGATTTTCGGCAATGTTAATATGTCGATTAACTCTAGTGAGTTCGTGTTTAGAAATATCAGGTTCGTCTTGAAAAACAAGACTAACGTCCGATAGCTTGGCCATCTCTTGTTGAGCGGCTTTATCCTTCTTTGTAGATTTTGTAGAATTTAGGTATGAAATCCAATGAGGTTTCCCATCCTTTAAAACACAAACACCTGGAGAATTAATAGAAAAGTCGATTCCGACGTAGTTCATTAGAACATGTTTTTACCAAGACTTGCACCTAGAGCGGCGCCGACAAGTCTTGAAGTTAATAGATCGTACATCAAGCCCTTTTCAATACCAAGCGTCTTAGCCAGAAGTTTACCAACAGATTTACCAAGTGCAAAACCAGTTAGACCTCCTAAAATAGAACCCAGAACACCTTCATTCGTAAGTTCAACGTTAAACTTATCGATATCGTACGTACCGTCTTCGTTTTTATATTCAGCAAGAAATGCGTCAACAGCTGCGTCAACTCTTTCTTCGAGTTCGTCAGTCCATTCAGATTGCAATGACTCGTTAAGGGCATTCAATTCTGCCTCTGTAACGTTCTGTGCTTCAAGATATTCGATAAAAGTTCTCATACTCTATATATTAGTCTAATTCGTTAATCAAATTAAATTTGTTATAATAGAACCCACAATCAAACGTAGTGAATTCAGCAACATTCTGACTCATGTTTAATGATAGCTCATTGATACTGTTGTAAATTGGCTTCTCAAAAACGGCGCTCATCACATGAAGACCCTCCGAATCTAGGATCTGAAGTTTCAAATCGTCAGTATAAGATTCTTTATTGTCACGGTTATAATAGTACAATAGAGTGTCCGTCATAATCCAATAATTAATGAAACCATCAAGGAGTTGCATAGTTACAGTGAACTGCCTTGTGACTAGATTTTGAATTGGAATCAAACCACGCTTATA